ATCAGCCGGCTCGTCGGCGGCAGTAGCACCCGCCGTATCTCCGGCATCGGCGCCATCAGCGCCGGCCTCCGCGTCGTGATCGGTGCTGTCCTGGTCCGCCGGCGCGTCGCCATCGGTGACGGCCTCTTGCGCCGCGGCCAGGATGGCGCCGATCTCGTCGCCTGAGAAGCCGATCGCCAGCAGGTCGATCTCGCCGGCCTGCTGCAACCCGGCCAGCGCGTCGCGCAGCAGCGCCTGGTCCCAGGTCGCATTCTCGGCGATGCGGTTGTCGGCCAGACGCAGCGCCTCCTTCTGCGCGGAGCCGAGGTGCTTCAGCACGATCACCGGCGCCTTGGCGATGCCGAGCGCCAGCGCCGCCTCCAGCCGGCCGTGGCCGGCGATCAGCACGCCGTCCTCGTCGACCAGCAGCGGGTTGGTGAAACCGAAGGCCAGCATGCTGGCCTTGATCTGCTCCAGCTGCTCCGCCGAGTGCACCCGCGCGTTGCCGGCGTGCGGACGCAGGTCGGCCGCCGGGCGCAGCAGGATCTTCGCTGCCATCCAGGGGAGCGGCATGGGCACCATCCGAATTATGGGTGTGGCTGCGAACTGCGAACCAAATTTGCGGGCTGACGCTAGCGACCTATCGCGCGCTGGCCCCCCGCATACGATCCTGCCGGGAAGGAACCATGAGTTTGGCAACGAAGTGGCTCAAGAGCCACTGTGGCTGGTGCGCCACCGTCGTTACAGCTTCTCTACGTATCCACATCATACAATCATCGATTCGCGCGCTGCCAGGGGGTGAATTGTAACAGGAACGCGGGGCGGCTGTTACCGCCTCGCGTCCGTGCGTCAGGCTGCTTGCGAGCGTGGGGTCAACCCGAAATGCATCGCCAGTGTGCCGAGGGCTGCGACCACCATGCCTTGCGCCACCGGACCATGGACGTAGCGTCCGCCCCAGCCTTGCCGTGTTGCCCATGTCCGCAGCGAGAACTCGAGGCCGAGGACGAACCAGGCACAGGAGCCTGCGGGGCTGTCATGCCCGCCGAGTGCGTCCATCGCGGCGGCAATGCGACGCCGTGCGTCGGCCTGACGGACCGAGAGCACGTCGGTGCCGCCGCCAGCGACGCGCTCCAGCTGTGACGTCGCCATGCGGTCCAGCGCCGCCGTGCGGAACAGCTCGCGAAAGATCGTGCCAGCATCGTGCATCTCCCGCGTGATCGTGCCATTGGCGAGCATCAGACTGATGCTGTCCACCGCACGCCGATGCGCCACAACGATCCCGGTGTCCGGGTCTGTGTCGTAGCTCGGTGGATGGAAGTTGCCATGCTGCAGCCGCCAAGCGCTGGGCTTGGCCAGGCCATCACGACGCGATGTGGTGTTCTTGCGAGTGCGCTTACCGGCCATGGTGCTGTCCTCCGTTGCGCGGTCCCCAGCGCCGCGTGGCCTCGTTGGTGATCGCCTGGCGCAACCAGGGATCGGTGATGTCCGCGATGCTGAGTGCAGCCACGCCGTGCTGCAGCCAGGCCTGTCGGCGCATGGCATCGAGTGCCCAGGGGTAGGTCGGGGTGGCTCCCCGGTCCAGGCAGGACCGGGGCGGCCGCGGAGCGCCGTAGAGGCTCATCGCACGTGCCTCCATCGCCGCTTGCTCACAATGTCGTCGACCGTCTGCCGGCAAACTCCGAAGCCCTCAGCGGCGACCGAGCGTGGGACGTTCATCGCCACCATCTTGCGGATGGCCAGCGCGCAGACCTCGTCGATCTTGGCTTGGCCGTTCCGGCTGCCACGGTTGTGCGTGCCGTGCCGCGCCGTATCGGCCATGTTCTCGCGCTGGGTGGCCCAACGTAGATTGGTCCAGTGATTGTTCTCTCGACTGCCGTCATTGTGGGCGACCACGTGTTTGGACGAAGGCGCCTGACCGATGAACGCCAGCGCGACGATCCGGTGGACGGTCGTGCGGAAATCCTGATTTCCTCGCCAAAGCGAGATCTGGAGGTACCCCGTATGTTTATTGCGCCAGGGCTTCAGCGCATGCCCTGGCCTTGCGCCTTTCCTGCCGTGAGCGCGGCGCAAGCTACCGTGCTCGGAAACTTCGTATTCGGGCCAGCCCGGGATCGGGCGCCATTCACAGATCGATGCGTCAGGGCACAATTTGTCCGATAGCACGTCGCTCATGCCACTCCTCCCTGCGTCTCAATCGCCCACAGCAGGATGGCCAGCGCGTCCGCCTCATTGTCATCCGACGGATTGAAGCCACGAAGGCGGATCGCCGCGATAACCGCGGTCTTGTCGGCATTGCCGCGGCCAGTGGCGAAGCGCTTGATGGTGCCGACCGGTACGCCCTGGTAGGCTGTCTCGCGCTGCTCGCACCAGGCCGTCATGGTTGCCAAGAAGCCGCCGTAAACGTGAGAGCTATCCGTACTGGCGTGGCGGCGGACCTCCTCGAACACCACGCGGTCGATCGGTCCGGCCAGCCGGGCGATCTGGCCGAGCCAGTTCTGGAAGCGCAGGTAGCGCATGCCGCCGCCCTCGAAGCGGCTGGTGCGGAAGGTGATGGTGCCCGAAGTGATGCGGTCGTCGCGGCCGCGTAGCGCCCAGCCGGTGGCGGTGCCGAGATCGAGGGCGAGCACGGAGGTGGTGCCGGTGCCGACCGGCGGCAGAGCGATGGGGATGCGCGGCACACTTGCGCCGGCCGTAGGGACGATCAGAGTCGCGGAAGCCATGGTGATCTCCTGAGAGGGGGAACGGCGTGGTCAGGGCGACGACGGCGCGGTTCTTGGCGGAGCTCGCCGTCGTCGTCCGCATGGATTGCTATGGCGCATCAAGGTCGTGGCGGACCCGTCGCGGTTGGAGCGCGACCCGCAGGAGATCGCGGCTCGCCTGCCCCACCTCGTCCGGCCTTGGATTTTCCAGTGGGACAGGAATTGTTGAGCAAATTCCGATTATTAGTTGGAACTGTCTCGCCTGTCCCAGCCGGACCCATGTGCCCAAACCCTATATAGGGAAACATGTATTTCCCTCTCCTGCCTCCCTCTCCGAATCTAGGTTTCATACCTAGTAGGACAGGTGGGACAGTGGGACAGATCACCGCGCCTCCGCGGTTGGCCTCGAATTCAGCGTGTCCCACCAAGAAGCGCCCGGCGCCCGGAGTGGGACGGTGGGACCAACCGCGCATCACAGCAGCACTTCTGCCGGCGCCTCGTAGCGCCATTCACGCGGTCTGCCAGTGGTGCGATAGCGCACCCATTTCTTTGCCTTGAGGAAGGTGCCGACCCGCATCTGGTCGCCCTTTGTCCATTTCGCCGGCTCGATGCCGAGTGCCTGCTCCAAGACCTCACCGACCGACACGTCCTTGAGCGGCCGCGATCGCGGCACGTATTCGTCGCGCCAGTCCTCGTAGGGACCGAAGCCGACATTCACGCGCCGCTTTTCGGAGACCAGCCAGCGCTCGATCAGGCTGTCCCAGGCGTCGGTCTGAACGCGCGCTTCCTGTGCGGCGGCGGCATGGCCGACCAAATCCCGATCTTCCAGCCACCAGGTCGCTCCCGCATTGAACCGGACGACCGCCTCGGCCCAGAGTTGGTCACGATCCCGGCGCAGGCTATCGAGGTCGATCTCGCCACAGCGGACCGGCCAGAAGCGGCGATTGCCGGTCTCATCGCGCAGATAGGTGTCGGGGTTCACGCTGCCGGCGAACACGCATTGCCGCGGCACCGTGACCAGGTAGCGCTCGTATGGCGGCCGGTAGCGGTCGGTGGTGCGGGTGAGGAATGCCTTGATCCTGGACACCTCAGCCCGCCCGATGGCGTCGAGCTCGGCCATCTCGATGATCCACACGCCGCGCATCTGTTGCGCCGCGTCCTTCGATCCAAGCTCGGCCAACTCATCTGTGAACCAGGCGTCCGATGCGAGCACCTTGAGCGCGGTCGACTTCCTGATCCCCTGTGGCCCCTCCAGGATCAGCATGTGATCGGCCTTGACGCCCGGACGCATGATCCGGGCGACTGCCGAGATCATCCACATCGCGCCCATGGCGCGGTGCAGCTTGGTATCCTCGGCGCCGAGATAGGTCACGGTCCAGGCGTCCAGTCGCGGCGTGCCGTCCCACGCCAGGCCGGTCAGGTAGTCCCGCACCGGGTGGATGCGGATGTTGCGGGCGACCGCGACGACACTGCGGCTCACCACCACCGGCGGGACGTTGATCTCGTGGCGTTGCAGCCACTCGGCGCAGCGCACGTCATCGGCATCCCCCCACGGCCGAGGGGGGCTGATCTCGGGGCCGCCCCAGGGCAGCGGTCGGGTGGCGATGATCTCCTGCGCCAATTCGTCGAATGCCAACGCGCCGGCAAACGCCGGATCGAACGACAATGCGGTGATCACGTTGGCTTCGTTGCGTTCGGGCGTGCCGTTGATGTCCATGCGCAGCAGTGCTGACCAGCGGGGCCGCATTGGTGCCCGGGTCACGTCGCCGGTGGCGTTGAGCCGCCGCCGCAGCTCGGTGACCTGCTTCTCCAGGATGGAAACGGCGATGCCGGTGGCGGTCTTGATGGCGGCGAGCACCTGGCGCTCCGGCAGCGGTTCGAGCCGCAGCGTGACCAACTGCCCCAGGAGCGCCGAGAGCGGCGCCATGTCCGGTGGGTTGGTGAGTGTGGCCGCCGCGGCAATCAACTCCTCGGCTGTCCCCGGCAAGGCAGCGGCAGGGCGGGCAGATTCGACGGCCGCGCCATCTGCGGCGGCTTCGACGATGTAGTCCGCCGCCGATGCGCCATGCTGCAGGTCGTCGTTGAAGTCGTCGCCGTGTAAGGGGGATTGGATGGATGACGCGATGCCGACAACATTGAGCCGGTCGGCCAGCGTGGCTGCGGCCTGGATACCGGCATCACCGGCATCGGCGAAGATGGTGACGTGCGTGGTCCCGGCCGGCCATTGCCAGCGCCGCAGGCCATCAGCCGACAGTGCTGCCATGGTTGGCACACCAAAGATGCGCATCGCCGAGAGCGCGGTCTCGATGCCTTCCGCCACACCGATGCGGCCATCTTCGGGGAGTGGGGTCAGCCTGACGCTGCCGCCGGCCACCGGCCCGAGCATCTTCTTGCCCGGCGGAGCCTTCGCCGATCCGTCATCGAGCAGGTAGCTGCGATGAATGCCACCCGTCCGCTCGCCGGCGCCGTCGCGCACGATACTCACCACGCCGCACCAGCCGCGCTTGCTCTCGAAGTCCGCAAGATCCGGGTGGAACAGCAGGTCGGGGCTGTCGGGTAGGTCGAGGCCGCGGCCGCGCAGATAGGTCTCTGCCGCGGTGGCTGCGAGTGGCTGGCAGGCTTCCAGGATGCGTGCGATCTCGCGGCTGTGGTCGGGGCGTGCTTGCTGGGGCGGTGTGTCGGGCGCCGGCATGTCCAGGCGGGCGAGACGGGCGGCCTCGGCGAACAGCCTAGTCTCGGTGAGGCCGGTCGCGCGGTAGACCATGTCGATCGGCCCCGCGCTCTCGCCGGTGGCGTGGTCGAACCCCCACCCAGCAAACCGCCCATCGAGATGGATCACGCAAGAGCCGTCGGCCCGCGGTGCCCGGCCTGACAGATCGGCGCAGCGCAGCGTCTTGCCGTCCGATGATTTCCGCGCCGCCGGGAACAGAGCCGGCAGCCAGTCGCGCGCCGTGTCAGCCAGCCGGCGCCGGATCTCATCGAGGTCCCAGCGCTGAAGCTGGTCGGTCGCGTGGTTGAGGTCGATGCCGAACGGCATGTTGTCGGTCACCATGCACGGCGCTGCTCCGGACGGGGCTGTGTCGATGGGGGTTGCTGCGTTCATGCCAGGATCACCAGCCCTTGTTCGGCCCGGGTGATGACCGTGTAGAGCCACCGTCGCCGGTCCTGTTCGGTGCGCCCGAGGCCGTCATCCCAGACGACGACGTTCTCCCACTGGCTGCCCTGGCTCTTGTGACCGGTAATCGCCCAGCCGAAGGTCGCCTCGGTCAGCATGCGCTTCGTCTTCCAGTCGCGATCATGCCGGTGCCGGTCGAAGGCGACGTGGTCCTCGAAATGCCCCTTGTAGATGCGAAGCCGACCGCGGCTGCCATCCTGCTGTGGCGGGCCGATGCGATTGCCGTCCTCGTCCGTCACGGCCGCCGAGAAATATTGGCTGCCCTCGTCGACGATGTCGTCGAGGGTGATGAACATGCCGTTGATCAGGCCAAGGTCGTTCTGGTTCTTCAGACAGATGATCTTCTCGCCAGCCCCGGTTGGCAGGTAACTGCCACCGAACCCGGCGGCACGGCGCATGGCGTTGTTCAGCTGCAGCCGGGTGGCGTTGAGGCCGCAGATCACCTGCCCGCCGCGCAGCGCCTGCTCCGGCGTCACGTCCATCTTGCGCATCTTCGCTACATGCCGGTCATACTGGCCGAATGCGATCGGCTGGCCCTGCCGCGCCATGGTGGCCAGCCGGATGATCGCGCTCTCGGCCGCCTGGCGATGGATCTCGGTCAGCATGATATCGGGCGCATCCTTGGTGAAGGCGCCGGCCTCTTCGATCGGCGGCAACTGGCCGGGGTCGCCGAGCACGAGAATGGGCTTCCCGAAACTCATCAGGTCGCGGGCCATCTCCTCGCCGACCATGGAGACCTCATCGAGCACGATCAGCCTGGCGTGCGCCGCGTCGCTCTTCGGGTTCACGGCAAAGCGCGGACGCTTCATCTGCGAGACCGCCTGGCGCATGGCCTCGATGGTTGCCATGGCGGTGGTGCGTTCGAAGCCGGAGAGCCGGTGGGCGTCGGCGATGGCCTGATCGATCTTCTGCTCGGCGGCCTCCACCTCCTCCTCGGTGGCCTCGATGACGCTGTAGATCAGACTGTGGATGGTGCGCGCTGGGGTGCCCTTGCGCCGCAGCACCAGAGAGGCCTTGCCGGTGAAGGTGGCGGTTACGACGCCCGGGACGCAGCCACCGGTGTCATCGCCGCTGCGATGATCCTCGAGGCCCATCTCCTCGAGGGTGAACTTCAGCACTGTCGACTTTCCGGTACCCGCGTACCCAAACAGCCGGAAGACCTGCTGTGTCTCGGTGTCGTGCTGGAACCACTCCTTGATCGCGGCGATCGCCTTGAACTGGGTATCGGACGGTGTGATGTCGGTCATGCGGCACCCCCGAGATCGATGCAGTAATCCTTGACGACGCCGCCGCGCGTCCGATCGCCGACCTCGCATTGGCGGACAAAGGTGCTCCGCCCATCGGCCCCGCGATCGCGCAGGTCAAAGCCGGCGGCGCGCAGCCAGCCGATCGACATCTCCTCGAACTGATGCCCGGCGGCGAAGATGCGCAGGATACGACCGTCAAAGTCCCGGCCTGGGTCTTTCGGCGTATGCGCTACCTCGAAAACCAGCTTGCGCGCGCACTCCTCGCCGACCCGGCTGCCGCCGAGATAATCGCGCGGACGCTGCCGGCGGTTGCGATCGACCAGGGCTGCATCGACATGGGCGTTGATCCTGGCCGTGACGTCGCTGCCGACCGCCGGTGTTGCGCCGCGGCCGTAGACGAAGCCGGATTGGTGGTTCAGATCGAGGAACACGAATTGCCTCTCAAAATGGCGGAGGGTCGTCGAAGGGATCCTGCGCGGCGGCCTGGCGGCGCATCGAGTCCTGGAAGCCGTCAACACAGGCCTCGATGATCCGGTCGATCTCCGCCGGCGTGCGGTCATGGAATGGCGCCAGCAGCCCCATCTCGGTCAGCACCTCGGCGAAGAACCGCCGAGCGTCCTTGATCGCCTGGCTCTCCATGCGGGATTTGTCGATCACGCCGCTCCTCCGATCGACGCGATCCGCGCCGGCGTCCATGCAGGCCATCGAGCAGAAGCCGGCGCTGTGATGAGCCGACCACGGGCCGTCCAGCATGACGCCGAACCCGGGCGCCTCGCGGCCGCACAGGGCACAGAGCCAGCGGATCGCGTTGGCGGGACAGGGCGGGCGGGTGGCGGCCACGTGCTGGCGTCCGTCCGCCCGGCCGCGCCGACCCTTCCAGCGTTTGGATGGCATCGGTGCCGCATCGGCTCAGCCGTTCAACCAAGACGGACCACCCATCGGGGCCGCGGCTGACGCCGGCTGGGCAGGCTGGGCAGGCTGGGGATGCATCGATAGCGCGCCGGCCGAAGCTGCCGCTGGTGCCGGCTGCCCCCAGGCGGGCGCCGGTGCCGCCGGACTCATCGGGCGGCTGTTACCACCCCAGGCCGGCGTGGTGTTCGCGGCGGGGAATGCCGGCTGCGCGGCACGGGCGGTGGCCCGGCTCGGCTGCGCCGGCACCGCCTCCCCGGCCATGATCCGCTGCCACTCCGGCTCGTTCGGCAGCACCACCCGCTCCAGCCGGTTGCTGTCGCCGTAGCGCGGGTCGCTCGCCGGCTCGACCTTGATCTTGGCCGCGAAGGTGATGCCGTTGAAGTCGGCGAGCCCGCGCAGCACCCGCTTGCCGCGTGCCGCCTCGCTCATGTCCTGCGGATCGAGTCCCAGGGCACTGTCGATCATCGCCCGCAGCGTGCCTTTGGTGATCTTCCAGCCGATCGAGACGCCGTTCTCATCCACCTTGCCGCCGGCGACGGTGAACATCTGCCAGAACTTGCGCCGCACATGCGGGCCGCCCGACACGGTAAACTCGCAGTCCAGCATCCGCACGTCGCTGCCGGGCGTCTTGGCGGCCTTGAGCAGGCCGCGATCGGCATCGCCCTCGCCGTCGACGCCGCCCGGGCGCAGCGTCATGGTCACCTTGGCGAAGCTGCCATCCGGAATCAGGTCGGAGCCGCGTGGCAATTCGGCGTCGTTCATATCGTAGGTCATGTTCATCATCCCTGGTGGCTGCTTGTGGGGGTGGTGTTGATCTTGCGGAGCAGGGCGCCGAGGTCCGGTGGCTCGGTCTCATCGAGACGACCCGAGCGGTCCTTGGCCGGCAGGCCGAAGGGATTGGCGGCGCGGCACGCCAGGCGCCGCTCGGCGCCGTGGTCGGGGTCATGCCGCCAGATCTCGCCGTCGGGGCTGAACAGCGCCATCGACACCACCTGGTCGACGATGCCCGGCAACTCCCGGCCGGCCTTGCCGCCTTCCATCTGCGGCTCCCAGGTGACGCGGCCGAACTCGTCGGTGACCCGCTCCAGGATGCCGACCATGATCGTCGTCTTGCCGGGGGCGTGCTGCAGGTGCTTCAGCAGCCCGATCACCTCGCGGGCCATCAGCCCGTAGGCGCCGCGGATGTCCGGCTTGCCGGTCTTGTCGCTGAAAGCCTCCGGCCGGGTCTTGGCCCAGGCCATGGCCTGCCGGGTGAGATCGGTGATGCTGTCCAGGAAGACGATCGACTTGCCGGCGACCATCCGGGCGAGGTCCGGGTAGCTCTGGCAGAGATGCTGGTAGTGCCCCTCGGAGAAGAACCCAGCCGGATCGGCGGCGGGGTTCACCCCGCCAACGAGGCAGGCCAGGTCGATCGCGTCGGCGAAGGTGCGGACCGGGATGCTGTCGCCCGGCCAGTCCTGCACCGACTTGAGCCCCGCCTCGAGGTCGATGCAGACCGTCTCGGCGGGCGGCAATGTCTTGAGCAGCAAGGTCTTGCCGACCCCACTGGCGCCGAACAGGGCGACGGTGGTCTTGTTGGCGGCGTGGGACAGCCGCTCGTCGGCGGTGACGATGCACAGGGCCATCACACGCCCTCCGCGGCCGGGTTCAGCGACAGCTTGAAGCTTGGCTTGCCGGGCCGGACGGTGCGGGCGGCGGCGAACACCTGGCGGATGTGGTCGGGCCAGGCGGTGTAGGACCGCTCCGCGACCTTGTAGGTCACCTCGACATACTCTGCCGGGTCATCGCCGCCGGCGCGGATGCGCGCGACCACCGCGGCCAGGTGCTGCTGCTCCCATTCCACCCGCTTGGGCAGGTCGGCGACGACGGTCACCAGGCCGTCGGAGAAGCGCACGGTGCCGGTGTCCTTACGCTGCTCGGCCCGCAAGGCGATGGCGCGCTGGCCATAGCGGACGGCGATGATGCCATCGAGCCAGTCCTTGGTCCGCTTGGCCGCCTCCAGGGCGGTGGTGGCATCGTCCTGCAGCAAGACGAGGTGCTCGGCGGGCATCGCCAGCAGGTCGGCAACCGGCAGGTGTTGGACGGCGTCCAGCCGGGGACGATTGGAGGGGGCGGTGCTCATCACGCCGCCTCCGCCAGCATGGGACGCACCGGCTTGACGAGCATCGCGCGCAGGGCCCGCCGCGGTTGCGGGCGGACGATCGCGAGATAGACGAAGCGCTCCTCGGCGATGCGGCGCTGCACGAGATGCACCCGCCCGGCCTCGGCGAGCTTCAGGGCCCGGTTGGCGATCGCGCCCAGCGCGACGCGTTGGTCCTCCGGCAGTTTGGAGAGCGGCCAGTAGCGATCACGGGCCAGCATGCCGACGTGATAGGTGATGGCTTCGTTCGGAACGGCATCGGCGAGGCGGTCGCAGAATTCAGTCTCGCTCAGGACGGGGGGCACCCCCGAACCGGAACTCGACATCTGAGGCGAGATCAGCGGTTTGATCGTCAGGCGCTCAACGCGCATTGGTCGGCTCTCCCTGGCACACATGGTTCGGCATTTGCTATCTACGGATCGGCACACGGTTTTTTCTCAGGGGGTCGCGCGCATCCGGCGATCCGGCATGCGACCCGGCGGGCGCATCCCGCTGGCCCGCAGCCAGAGCCGGAGATCGGCGAGGGAGCGGTAGAAGCTGGCGCAGGGCTGGCAGCTGGCGCGCTGCGCATCTGCCACGTCACCGGCGGCGCTCAGCAGCCGCAGGATGCTCCGTGGCGCCTGCGGCAACTCCTCGGCGACCCGTTGCAGGTCGAGCGACAGGGTAGGGTCGTCGGCTCCCTGGCAGGTGATCGAGCAGCCGACCGGAAAGTCATCCACCTCGAGCGGCACGAAGACCGGCGCGTCGGACTGACGTTCTGCCTGCGCCCGATCAGCGACCACGTGACGTGCAATCAGCGCCGCGAAGGTCGACCAGGCACTGCGGTCCGGGTCATAACGCCGGCTGCGCTGAATCAGCACCACCAGGATATCCTGACGCAGATCCTCCCGATCGGCGCGGGAGAGCCCGAGCCGGCGCGCACCCTTGCCGGCGACATGCGCCGCGGTGCGGAGCGCGATGCGCAGCACCTCCTGGTCCCAGATCGGCGCCGGGATGTCCGCGCAATCCTGTTGTGCCACCATGGTTGTGTCCTGCTCCTGCGTCTGCTGCGTGATGAGCGGACGTGAGCACGGCGACGCAGCCGGAATTCAGGCGCAAACGGCGCGGACCGGCGCAAATGCCTCCGGCGCCATTAATTCCGGCAGGTGATATCAATGGCTTAGTCCGCCAGACCGTGCCGTACAGCGCCGTCGCCAGGAAAAATGCGGCTGGGATTTATTCCCTACTGGACTCTCGCCCAGAGCGAACATAAGAAGAACATGCGCATCAACGGATCACGCAACCGAAACGGAGGCAACGGCATGGCGATCGACCTGAACTACCCTCATGTGGCGGCCACCGGCGCGCCGCGTCTGCTGCGGGACGAGGCGGTCTGGGCGGTGGCGCTACGGTTGCGGCGCGCCATCCTGGGTGATCAGGCTGACGCCGCCCTCGCCGCCGGCGCAATCGTCGCCGTGACGTCGGAGCTTGTCATCAACGGCCGGGAGGTTGCCACCGCGTGGGACTTCGCCAATGCGGTGCACGACACGCTCGGCCGGCCGGTGCTGGGGGCCTGTGAGACCGACCCGGATGCACCCGGTGTGGCTTACGTCTCGGTCAACCACGAGATGGTGGCGCATCGGCCGGACATCGCCCTGAGTACCATCGCCCATGAGCTGGGTCATATCGTGTTCGATGTGCCGCCGGCGCTGGGGCGGGCGGACCGCCGCTATCGGTCGGTGACCGCGGCGCCCGATTCCCTGGTGCGGTCGACCAATGCGTCGGAGCGGCGGGCGAACGAGTTCATGGGCGCGTTGCTGGTGCCACCGGTGCCGCTGCATACGCGACTGCTGGCGCTGGCGCGCTCCGAGCGGATGCGCCTGGCGCGGGCGCCGCATCTGGGGCGTCCGGCCAGCCCGGTGCTGGCGCGGGACAATGCGCCGGAGGCCATGGCGGGGATCGTCGCCGCAGTTGCCGGCGACTTCGGGGTGTCCGACCGGTTCATTGCCGTGCGCATGCAGCGCTATGGCCTGGTCGCGGGAGGTCGGTGATGAGCTTCGGGCGGGTCATCCGGGAGCGCCGCAACGTGCTGAACATCGGGCTCAACGAGTTTGCCGAGCGCCTCGGAATATCCCCGGCCTACTGGTCGCGGATCGAGCGTGACCAGGAGAAGCCGCCGCGTGACGAATTGATCGAGCGTGCCGCGGCGATTCTGGGCGTGCGGATGGATGACCTGTTCATCGAGGCGCAGCGGCTGCCGCCCGATATGCGCGCCAACATGGCGACGGTGGTCACCGCGTATCGGCGGCTGCGGTCGAATTATCGGAGGTGACGCCGATGACGCATGTGGCGCCCCGCAAACCATTCTACCGTGTGACCGAGCTGTGCGCGCGCTGGTCGATGACCGAGACGGACATCGCAGCCTTCGTGCTGGCGGATGAGCTCACGCTCTCGATCGCCGTGTCGCAGTTGCCGGTCGAGGCCGGCTACTATGAGGAAGTCGACGACGGCCAATGGTGCTCGATGCCGACTGGCCGCAGGCGGTTCTCCGGCACGCTCGACCTGATTCGCGACGATGCCTGGGCCGTGCTCACCTTGGGAAGTGCGGGCGTGAGCAGCTTCCAGGCGCAGCCCGGCGAATATCTGGAGTATGCGTTGGACGACGATGGCGCGCCGCTCCACATCGAGGCACAAGGCCTCGTCGTCCGGCGCGCAGAACTCGAGCGGTTCGAGGCCTGCCAGGCTTCGGCGGCGGCATCTACATCAGCGGAATCATCGCTTGCTGCCGAGCCGGAGAGCGAGCGGCGTCGCGGCGCGCCGACAAAATACGACGTGGATGGGTTCTGGCGCCATGTCTGCCGCATCCTTTTCCACGAGGGGGCGCCGCCGAAGCAGGCGCAGCTGATCCGGCAGATGCGGGATTGGTTCGAGGCAAGGCTCGGCATCGGCAACGGCCCCGACGAAAGCTGGATCCGCAAGAAGATCGCGCCACTCTGGCTGGACATCCAACCGGATAGCGAATGGTCGAGGCTGCCGCCGTCCGCACCAACACCGTCGGCGGTTCCCGCAAGAAAGTCCGCCACCCCGGTCGGAAGATGAGCGGGGCAACGAGGCAGATGGCTGCCGAGTGCCGCCCGCCGCGGCACCAGGAATTCACGTCACCCACCACGGAAACGGAGCACTCAGCATGGCCATCGCCGAACGCGTTATCTTCCAGCCCTACGTCGAGGCCAAGCGTGGCGGCGGCGTGAAGCCAGGCCTGCCGGTTGCCTGCCGCAGCCCGGAGGACGGGCAGCGCCGCGCCGAGAAGGCGATGGCCGGCGGCATGATCGTCGGCGGCCACGTCGTGCGCATTATGGCGGACGAGGATGCTGGGGATTACGGCGAGCCCGAGTTCCTGCACGTCTACGGCAGGGTACCCGAGGCGGCGTGAAGCTGCCGGCTGCCGGCGGCTAGGTCGGGCGGCGGCCCTGGCTCCGTGAGAGAGATGCGCGCGACGATCGGTAGATAACGAGCAGGACAATCCGCGATGGATCATCATGCCACGACCCGACCAGTCGACCGCGTATCTCCGGCCCCACCTCCATGAGGTCTGCGCCATCCTCGCTCGCGGCCTGATCCGGCTGCGTGAGCGCGAACAGCTGGCCGGACAACCATCTGACGAGCTTGGAGAAAGTCACCTCGACTTCACCGCCCACCAGCGCCGTCATGCGAAACCGAAACCACGGAGACCCGCATGACCGAGACCTTCCCCAGCATCCCGAAGGACACCGTCCTCCCCCGCCTGGCGGCTTTGAAGGCGGCGCCGATTGCCGATCTCAAGCAGCAATGGCGCACCCTGTTCGGCAAGGAGCCGCCGCCGTTCAGCCGGACCTATATCCAGAGCCGGCTGGCCTACCGGATCCAGGAACTGGCCTATGGCGGGCTGAAGCCGGAGACCGTCGCCCGGCTGGAGGCCCTGGGCCAGCAGCTGGACGGCGGCAACATCACCCTGCGCCGCATCCGCCGCGACGCCAAGCCGATCGCTGGCACCCGCCTGGTCCGGGAATACCAGGGGATCGAGCACACCGTGACCGTGCTGGCGGACGGCTATGAATGGCAGGGCCGGCCATACCAGTCGCTCTCCGCCGTCGCGCGTGCCATCACCGGCACGCGGTGGAACGGGCTGGTGTTCTTCGGGCTGAAAAACCAGCGGGGGACGGTATGAGCAAGAAACCCACCGCAGCCGGCGCCATGCCGGCCACGGTACGCAAGACCCGCTGCGCCATCTACACCCGGAAATCCGTCGATGAGGGAACCGCCCAGGAATACAATTCTCTGGATGCTCAGCGCGATGCCTGCGACGCCTACATCGAAAGCCAGCGACTGGAAGGATGGCTCGCACTCCGCGACCGCTACGACGACCACGGCTTCTCCGGCGGCACTCTCGAGCGGCCGGCGCTGCGGCGGCTGCTGGCCGACATCGAGGCCGGCCGCGTGGACGTGGTGGTTGTCTACAAGATCGACCGGCTGTCCCGCGCCCTGATGGACTTCGCCAAGCTGGTCGAGGTGTTCGACCGGCACGGCGTCACCTTCGTCTCGGTCACCCAGAGCTTCAACACGACCACGTTGATGGGCCGGCTGACGCTGAACATCCTGCTCAGCTTCGCGCAGTTCGAGCGCGAGGTGATCGGCGAGCGCATCCGCGACAAATTCGCGGCCTCCCGCGCCCGCGGCATGTGGATGGGCGGCAAGGTGCCGCTCGGCTACCACGTGCGGGAGCGCAAGCTGGTGGTCAACGAGGCCGAGGCGGCTACGGTCCGGATGATCTTCGAGCGGTTCGTGGAGATCGGCTCCGCCACCCGGCTGGCCGAGGCGCTGCGGGACGAGGGCGTGACCAGCAAGACAGGTGCTGCGATCGACAAGGGCTACCTATATAGAGTGCTGAGCAACCGGACCTATCTGGGCGAGGCGCCGCACAAGGGCACGGTCCATCGCGGCGAGCACCAGGCGATCGTGCCGCGGGACCTGTGGGACCGGGTGCATGCCGTGCTGCAGGAGAGCCCGCGGGTGCGGGCCAACCAGAACCGGGCGCAATCCCCGGCGCTGCTGCGGGGGCTGATCTTCGGCATCGATGGCCGCGCCCTGTCGCCGACGCACACCGTGCGGCGGGGGCGGCAGTACCGCTACTACGTGAGCCAGAGCGTGTTGAAGGGCGGGGTGCCGGCGGATCCCAGCATTGTGCGCCGGATCGCCGCGGCCGAGATCGAGGCGGTGGTGATGGCGCAGGTGCGGGCGCTGATCCGGCAGCCGGAGGTCATCGTCGGCACCTGGCAAGCGGCGCGGGCCGAGGCGCCGGACCTGACGGAGGATGAGGTCCGCGAGGCGCTGGAGCAGTTCGAGCCGATGTGGGACGAATTGTTCCCTGGTGAGCAGGCGCGGATCGTGCAGGCGTTGGTCGAGCGGGTGACGGTGGGGCCGACCGGCGCCGATATCCGGCTGCGGGTGGAGGGACTGGCCGGGCTGGTGCGTGATCTGCGGCCGACGGCGGGATGGAGGGATGCGGCATGAGCGGCGCGACCAGCATCACCGTCCGGGTGCCGATGACCATCCGCAAGCGGGGCGGGCGGAAGGTGATCGTGTCGCCAGATGGGTCGGTGTTGCCCACCGCGCCGCGACACGTGGCCACCAACGCCGATCCGTCGTTGCTGAAGGCGCTGGGGCGGGCGTTCCGGTGGAAGCGGCTGCTGGACGGCGGGACCTACGCGTCGGTCTCCGATATCGCGCGGGCGGAAAAGCTGGATCGGACCTACGTGGGCGACGTGCTGAGGCTGACGCTGCTGGCGCCATCGATGGTGGAGGCAATCGTGGAAGGGCGGCAACCGGAGGGAGTGACGCTGCCACGGCTAATGGAGAGATTGGACGCGAAGTGGTGCGGATAG